TTGGCTGTAGGAAAGCACCATTGAGCAGTCATAGGGGACAATATCGCCTGAAGGTGAGTCATCGTGCCACTGACCCGTGTTCCATATCTGGTAGACCATCGGGTTTTGATTGGAATGTCCGTACTCTATGCCATTGATGAGGGCTACGCGAGACAGGTTCCATATCTGAGGGGGGTTCCAAAAGCGTTCTGCTACCACATTTCCTGCGCCGTCTACCGATTCACGGGCTACATAGAAGTATACTTTGCCTGGAATAGGAGCTGTAAGGTATACCCTTTCGCCTACCGAGCGCACCTGGCCTCCTGTTACATCCAAACTCTCTAGTTCTGTCTTAACTGGCTGGGAAAGCGACGGGTATTTAGCAGTAAAGATGTTGCGGAACGAGCCGTACAGCCTTAGTTGCTGGTCTTGCGAAAGGTATACGATGTCATCACCAACGGTATCAATGAACTCGTGAGCGAGCGCAGCCGAAAGCGCAGCCGTTTCCTGTTTATCGACGATAGTTTGCTGGGTGAGGTCGGTTCCAACCGTAATATCCTCAAAAGTAATGATGTACCAGTCAGAAAGTCCTGCTGAAACGTGTGCTTTCCCCTGCCTAACAGCAATTCCTGTCGGGTTATTGTCCAAAGTAAGGAGTTCTGGGCTTCCTGCTAGTCTTGGTGCGGGTACAGAGTAGTCGGTGAAGTCTGTCGCAGAGGAGATATAAATAAGACGAGAAGTATATGAGCCTACAAAAAGCTGGTTGCCAATGGTTTTAATGAAGTCATTGGTGAAGTCAGCAGCAGGTTCGTTTGTTGCGGTGATAACAGATTGAATGATTATTTCATCGCCTGTAATCATAGGGAGCGCAGGAGTGATACCGGTGAGCGTTGCGGTGCTCTGCCCTCCCGTGTAGGTATATTCCGTGTCGGAGCCGTAAATCTTGAACTTTAGTTGTCCTGCGGTAGAGGAAAAGCCCTTCTGCTGCCAGTTTCCTGACGCTAGGGTGAGGGTATCTGCGGTACCTGATACAGGCTTAGCCATGCCTCCTGACCAATGGTAGAGGTTTGAATCTCCCCGCACAAAGATGATGCGGTCTTTCTTTTCAGTATTATCCCACCAAGGAGAAAAGATAAAACGAGCATAGGTAAGGTCGGTTTGTAGGTCGTACCAGACTGGTGTTGTGCCATCTGCAATCGTGCTTAATACCTGGAGTTTACCGTCCGTTACCGTGTAGTACGGCTCGCCCGATACTGCCATGCCTGTCACGCGAAACGGGTACTGTCCCCCAAGTGAGGTGTTCCATTCATACGAAGACTTTACTCCCGCTACCGAGTCATCATTACTCCCATAGGTTTTAAGGCCAGGTCGTACCGTGATGTTTCCGGTAATTGGCTTGTAAACATTTTGTGAGCCTTCTACCAACACATTCTTCGCCACATTGGTTTTATCCTTTGAAGAGACATAGCCCTCAAAGTTATCTATGAGGTCGAACTCAAAGTCATCTGTGCCGAAGTGTTGTCGTGCCATAGTTACCAGTATCTACCGCGCATAGAGCCGGTGTCATAGTAGGAGTCGAGAGTGCGAAGGACTGCCGAAGGGTTGTCTGCCCTGTAGCGGTTGTAGAGTCCAGGGTCGTCCCCTGAGCCATACAGAAGTGCCCGCATACTTTGTACCAGAGCTGACGCAAGCGAACCTCCTTGCTGAAGCGCTACCGTCAATGCTCCTTCATATTGGAAGAGTGTGTAGGCAGCGTCATTCAAGATAATCGTATCGCCGTCCGAAGTTATGCTCTGAGAAAGAGCACCTGCGGGAGTGCGGAAGATTGCTGAGGACTGGAAGAGGATTTCATTCAGTGATGGCATAGATACCCATAGCCCACCCAGGCGGAAATTGGTGAGGGTTGCCCCTGTTGTAATTCGTACTTGCGTGTAGGTGATGTTCTCGAAGTCCACCGTACCCGTTTCTGTTACCGAAGCGAGGTCAAACGCTACCAGGAGCCACTGATTCGCCTGCCACGCCCCAAGAAATCCTTCAGTCTCAGTCATTGAGACATAATTAGTAACACCTGTGCTATCCGAGCCTATGCGAAGCTCTATGGAGGTGAGATTGGTTGCAGAAGGGGTCTGTATGGCAAGAAATGCCACCCCTACGCCTTCCATTGAGGAAAGGTCGGTAGCGGTGATAGTTTGCGTAATCGTGCCTGTAGAAGCCCCTGTAAGGTTGAATCGGATAGACGCAGGCTGGTCCCAGTAGTTTACCTGGTCAGTAATTGGCGTACTTGCCGAACCTCCTGCAGTTACATCGTCTGCGTCTGACTGCGTGGAGAGGATTACCTTAGGAAGAGCGGTGGGGCTGGTAACTCCCATAAGTCCCACGCCCTTATCGAACTCAAAGTCCACCATATATCCGTTAGGGAGCTGTCCCGTCGTGCGGGAGAAAACATCTACAGGAAGTTTGTAGGTGTACTGGAGCGGATTCTGATTGTCTCCCTGCTTCCTGATGAGGTTCAGTGCACCACCAAAGATAGTGGTTGGTGCGAGGTAGTAGCGTACCCCGTCATAGAGCGTTATTGTTTCTTTCCCTGATGCCTCTGGTACGGACGCCTGCTGAACGAGGGTGCGCGCCGCTCGTTCTATAGCTCCGTTCAAATCCCCCACCTTATCAAGGTTGATACCCTGAAGAATGGCCTGCAGAGAGGACTTGTACTCTCCGATATTGTGTAAGGCCATAGGTGGTGTTAGTTAGGCGTCCAAACAACCGTTACGTTTGAAGCTCCTGTCGTGATGATACGGAGGCCGGTCGTGAGTTTGATACCGTACTCGTACCAGTTTGCCCCAAGCGCGTCTGCGGTTGCGATGAGCGCGACGTTCGTTGTAGAGCCTGAAGTGTTGTCGATAATATTTATCGAGCCATCAGCAGGGTCGTTCACGATTATGCGGATAAGACGGCCTGGGCCAGAAAAGACCTGCGTGGTCGTCGCGGTTGAAATGTATGTGTACTTATAATCATCGCGCATGAGTGCTGACATAGGTGTGTGGGATTAGGGGCTAGTGTTGCCCTCTCCCGTCCCCGATTTCTCGGAGAAAGGGAGGAAACGCTAGTCTGCATCGAAGTTCGTTACATTCCCGCCATTGGCTGAAGAGCCGAATGAAGTAGGGGATGGAACAAACCAAGTGAAGATGATTGCTACTAGCGCAACCACTCCTGAGTACTCTTTGATGAGTTTCATAGAGGTAGGTTGCTTACGCTAATAGTTAGGCACCTGTTGAGCCGACCTGACCTACGAAGTCAATGGAGTCCACGACTTCGCGTGCGCGCATCTTGTAGATGTACTGGTCAGTAATCTGGTTCTGCCAAGGCACAAGAGTCGTTGAGAGGCCTTCGCGCTCGAAGCGGGTTACGCCGTGAGTGAAGGAACCAACGAAGTATGCCGTGGTAGAGGTGAGGAACGGAGAGTAGAAGACCTCCATACCCGGATAAAGTTCCGAGAAGTAGTTAAGGTCGTTGTTTCCGGTTCCTGCACGAAGCACGGACTTAGCAGTAGCAACGGCAGTCATGTGCTGCGTAGAAGACGTGAGCATGAAGACTGGTTCAAAGCCTGCGATAACGCCCGTCTGGTTCATCTGACCACGGAGAGACACAACAGTTGCGTTGAGAGTATCCGTAGTAAGTGCGCCAGTTTCAAGGTTACCTACCGTGTCCCCGTTAAGGTTTAGGTGTGAGTTGCTGTAAAGCGCTACGCCGTCAATCGTGGTCTGGCTGGTGAAGCCGTTGTTGTAGACCGAGAACGCATTGCGGTCCTGTGAGGAACGCCATGCCTGTGCGAACTGCTGTACCGACTTAGAGACTGCAGCCTGTTGCTGGTCTTCCATGAAGGTGCGCGAGATTGGCATGTTCTCAGAGAAGTTAATCACCTGAGACTGACGAGTTGCGTACGCTGCCTTATTCGCTTCCTTCACTGGTGGTACGTCGTCAGTTGACTGACCGAAGTACCCACCACCGCCGATAATAGTTGATTGAACCGCAGCTACGTCGCCTGCTGGCATCTGTACGAACACCTTAGGGTTCGTCGCAGTCGCCTTCATCACGTTTGCGATTTTCATCGTCGCCTCATTGAAGAGGTGGTCAAGTCCTGTCTTAACTAGGTTAAGACTAGGACCTGAGTTTTGATTGAGTCCGTCCATAGATAGTTAAGATTAGGTGCCTGCGCCAGTTGACTGGACAGTGACGTTCGTCGAGATAGCGAAGAAGACCTGATTGGCCTGTGGGTCGCCACCCATGATGATTACGCCGTTGGTGATAGCGTCCGTAGCGGCCGTATCAACCGTCCAGGTTGCTGTAGTAAGGTCAAGAACCACACGCTTGTTAAGAAGTGCGGTAATTTCTGCCTGGGTATCTACTGCGGCTGCGGACTTTGCCTTGCCACCGTAAAGAATACCTGGAAGAGGGAACCAAAGTGTGACTTCCCCAGCTGCTGAAGCCGTCTCGGTTGAGTCGGACTTTGCAAGGCCAGAGAAGTGCACGTTGGTAGCGGTACCTACAGTCGTAGGAGAGGTGTCAGCCGAAAGCTGGACAGTTCCCGTAACTGAGCCGGTTGCGCCTGCTGGCGTAGTTGGCTCGCCTGCCTCAATAGCAAGCGTGGTACCTGATGCGACGGCTGCAGTCACTGAAAGAAGTGATGGGCCGCCACGGTAAATGAAGAGGTCGCCTCTACTCATTTTGTTGTATGTCAGGGTTTGTAAGACCCTTCACGAAACGCCCTGCTTACTTAGGTCGGGCGGCGAGAATTTGTTCCTTAGAGAGATTGAAGGGAGGTCCCATCATTTTCTGCTCGTCGGAAGTGAGTTCTTCGTTCGACTTTTCCTTTGGAGGTGCCGAAGGGGCCGATGCCACTGTGCGAGGACGAACGGCACGAGCCGATTCCTGTGCAAGCTGACCGTTCTTAACGGCATTGGTAAGGCTCAATGCGAGAGCAAAGTCTTTCTCTGCATCGCCGGTTGAGCGGATAGTATTCTGAAGGTGATGAATCGTAAGCTTGCGCTCATTCTCATCAACGAGTCCCTGAGCGAGTTCAAGAGCACTCTCCTGAGTCTTTTCTGCTAGGAATGACTTGAGTTCTGCACGAGTTACGGGTACTGAGTCGTCCTCAACTACGCCGTTCTTCGCGTTTTCTTCCTCAAGCTCCTTTTGCAGTCGCTCAATGTTGTACTTCAAGACTTCTGCCTTGGGTCGCTTCTTCGTTTCTATCTTCTGTACCTCTACCGCAATTGGGTCTGGGGTTTGTGAAGGTGCTGGAGTTTCCTCCGGTGTAGCGGTAGGTACTACTGGGTTTTCTACCTGGTTGTTTTCGTCCATATCTTTGTTATAGCCAAAGGTGCTATTAAGTCCTAACTAAGGGTAGGGTCCTGGGCGAGGCCTCGTAGTAATTCATCTTCCTGCTGTGAGAACCAGATTGCTGCTTTATAGAAGAGGGCAGTCTTGGTTGGGTCTTGCGACTTCAAGTAGCCTTCGTCTATAGCAGAGAATCTGACCTGTTGCTGGATAAGTTTGCGTAAGGGAGAGTCCAATAATGTTCTTGCACTCTCTCGCATTCTTAGGATGTCTTCTACGGAAAGAGCTTTGCCCTGGACAAGAATCCGTCGATTCTCGTCTACGGTGATTATAGAGTGAATGGGTACTCCTCCGGCCCTGTTGATAAGTCCGTTGACAAGTTCAAGTCGGGATTTATCGGAGAAAGGGACTATTCGTATAATCCATGTAAGTAATCTGGCTAGCATGTGCTATTTCTTCTTTTTCTTGGGCTTTTCTTCTACAACCTCGGCCTTCTTTTCAAAGTCTGGGCCTACGAAGTTACCTCCGCGTGCCTCATACTCCTTCAAAATATCTGCTTCAGTTGCACTCTTGTCTTTTGATTTTAGCTCGATTGCTACCTGGTTGAGGAGCTTCTCGTCGCCGATTCCTGTATAACTCATTTCCCACGAAGGTTAGGCTTTCTAATAGGCTTAAGGCCAGTGGCGATGCGCTGATGCAACGGCATAAGCTTACCCCCAGCCCGCGCTGCTGACTTTAGTTTTTTCATACTGCTGGTGTTCCTGGTAATACCGGCTGTTGCTGGGGTGCTGCCATCGCCGGATTTGGAGCACCCATGTTCTGACCCATCATGCCCATCATCTGATTAGGGTCTATCTTAGCCATGTAACGGTCTGGGTCGCCCTCCGCAAACTCATCCACTACAAAGTCTTCAATAACTGCCTTCTGATCAGTGTACGGAGCTACGCGAGGGTCAGTCATCATGTTAAAGGCGAGCATCTTACGCTCACGGTCAGTACCCATAGAGCGGGACACAATCTTGTCTGCATCCATGAATGTCGTGTAGCGCATACGAGCGAACTGATAGGGATTTACTTCATAGAGGCGAAGGTCTGAGGAGTAGCGTTCACGAGGTGAGTCACCTGTCTGGTTGTAGAGTCGCCATTCTTCCTCGCGGACTTCCTCTTTCGTGTACTCACGGCCCATGTGCTTATCCGTAAACATAATCTTGTTGGTCACATTCTTGCCGTTCTCTTCACCCTTGGCGAGGAAGGTGAGGTATTTCTTGCCATTCGGCACATTAGCGTCTACCTGTGGGACAGTGGCGTGCTGGATAATACAGTCCATGACGAGTGAGCCTATCTGCTCGACGAGGTTTGCGGTCATAAGGCCAAATACCCCTAGGATAAGTTTGGCATTTCGTTCTGCAACCGCGACGCCAGTTGCGGTAATCCCTTGTTCTGCAATACCTCCCTGGCTTTCGTCCTGCGTACTCTCTGCTAGGTCTTCTTTGTTCACTACAAGTACCTGAGCGGCTGCAGCAAGGTTAGAGCCAAGAGAATATGGTGTAACTGCTGCGTCTTTTGGAAGGGCGATAGAAGCTCCTGGAGCAATCACCGTACCGTCCACTTTAGCGATGCCTGAGATGAAGTTTGGCTTGATGACATCCAGGAACATGCCGTCCTGAAGGAGTTGGTATGCTCGGTTTATAGAGGCATCATCCCAGTACGCTTTGAAGGCTGCGCTCTTGTAGTAGGCAAAGCGTCCGGTAGGGTCAAGTGGCTCAAAGCCTGACTTTGCAAACGGGTACACAGGTGCAGTAATCCACCCACCTTCGTGAGCTACCATTCTTCGGTGCTCAAAGGTATTGGTGTTGTAGACATCTTCTTTATTGCCCATGAATACGCCTCCCACAAAGGTTACTTGCAGGTCTTCGCTTCGATAGTAGGCGGTAATCTCCTGCACATAGTCTCTATCCGCTTCAGTCCATTCAATATCGTAAAGTGTTTGGTTTTCCTGGCCGGTAAGCACGACACGAGTTTGTCCTGCTTCTACATATTCAAAGTCTTCATGGTCTCCATAGAGTGCGCGTGCTTCGTCCCATGGAATACGGCGAACACGGATAACATAGGGCTGTCGCTGGAGTTCAAAGGTAAAGAAGTCTGCAAGGAGGATTTCATCTATTGGGATGATGTGCATCTGGAGGCCGGAAAGAAGTTCATCTACTACCTCTAGGACTTTAACCCTGTTGTCTGTCCCACGTACCTTTACACGCTGGAGTGCTTCCACGTATTCAATCCCCACGAATACCGCAGGGTTTACGAGTGCTGAAATAACCATGTACAGGAACTTGTGCTCGTATCCTGCTTTCTTGAGGTGGTCTTCAATGAGGATTTGCATGACCTTTGCGCTTTCCTTTTCCTCTTCGTTCTGGTCGTTTACCGCGCGAACATACGGAAAGAGCATCGCTGAAAGCATGTGAGCGAGGATACCGATGAGACGGTTACGCGTGGTGTTCTTCCTTCCCTTCCAGCGCCAGCGAGCCTGAGCAGGGACATACTCTGCTCCTACATATGCGCCAAAAGACTCCTGGTCCCTTCGAGCGCGTTCTAGGAGAGAGATACCATCAAACTCTTTGAAGGGTCTGTGCTGGAGGTTATACGCTACCGTGTAGTCATTTTGTACCTGAGCAAACAAATCCATTACCTCTTTAGGAGGTTGATAGGCTGATGCTGAAAGTTTCTTCCCGTTTCCGTCTGTGGGATTTCCTTCTTTGTCAGTGACAATTCCGCTAATCATTTTAGTGGGGTGTGGTTAATGAGCATAGTGTAATGTGTTTTGCAATATAAATACCTGTGTATTACCAAAGACCTTCTGGGATGTGTACTTTCATGCTCTGGTCTGAATTTATCGGAGAAACGTCTGGCATGTCTGCTATCTGCAGTTGATATGCTGTAGCATCAAGCACATCGTCGTGAATACCTACGGGGAAATGTCTCTGTTCTTCCTCCAGGTCATCGCATCTCCCTTTAATGTGGAAGACGGACTTTGACGCATAACGGGGAATAAGACCGCGTATACGAACTTCCTTACTAGTCTGGTTGTGTTTTACCGGAACAATCGGGAGGAAGGTGTTGCGCTTGCGCTGTTCGTTCTCTAGGTAGGGACGAAGACCCATAGTGAAGGTCGTCTCCTCTATGCCTATGAGGTCGTATTTGTTAGAGGCGTATAGAGAGAAGATTGCGTCTACTAGCTCCTCAGGTGAATACTTCGCACGCCACGCTCTAAGGTGCCAGAAGTTCTGAAAGTCTACTGAGTTATCACAAAAGCCAGTGTAGTCTGCCTGGGTTTTCTTGCTCATCGCAGTATCTATCGTGAGATACCGCCTTGTTGAATGGCCGTACAGTTTGTGCTCGTCGCACTCCTGGTACCATTCAGGCTTGAACTCTTGGTTCTCCGTAAGGACTGGGTTTCCCTGGTAGAGTGAAGCCCAGTCATACGGGCCGATTGCTTTCTTGATAAGCGTAAGTGCGTCTATGTCGTACTTCTTCCCCCAAAGCGGTGCAAATTCCCTGCGTCCATACTGGTCATTAGGGTTTGCGATGGCTGGAAGATGAATATGTTTTACTAGCTTTGATAGCTCTGGGTCAGAAAGAATACGCCCCACAAGGTCGTCCATGTGCCACCTGGTGTGCATGACAATGACCACGCCTCCTGGCTCAAGGCGAGTAAAGAGTGTTGAGGTAAACCACTTCCATACTTTCTCACGTATTACCTCTGAGTCTGCTTCTTCGCGGTTTTTGAACGGGTCATCAACAATAGCCACATTCGCACCTCGTCCAGTGATAGGCCCCCCTACGCCGACTGCCTTATATCCCCCCTTGGCATGTATCCACTCGCCAGGCTTTTGCGGGTTAGGAACTTCAATACCCCAGCGTCCTTTTGCCTTTTCATCTTCACGAATACGGACATGGGGGAAGATAAGTTTATATGCATCGCCATCAACCTTTTCTTTTGTTTTCCCGCCGAAATCCTGAGCAAGTTCTCCTGAGTATGAGGAGACGATTATTTCGTGGTCTGGCTTCTTCCCAAGAAACCATGAAGGCGCATCTATAGATACCTGCTGGCTTTTCCCGTGGCGAGGAGGCTCGTCAATGATGAGGATTTTATAATCCCTATCCCCATATTCAAGGACATGCTCAAGTTCCTTAGCAACCAATTCATGGTGCCAGTTAGGGTCATAGCGTGGGTCAGTCGCTATCTCGTAGTCAATAAGATGCTCACGCGCCCTCTGAACTATGAGTTCCGAGAATTCGCGCTGCGATTCTTCGTCGTTGTTCATCGCCAAATAGGTTTATGACTAGTGGTGGAGGAGTATCTGTCTGCTTCGTTCGACCACGAAGTTCCATAGCAAGCTTCAGTTCTCCTAGACGATTCTGTGGCTTTTTATCTATATCTTCCTCGAGAGCACGCAATAACTTATCCTCTGGGAGATATATATCCATTAACTCTTTAAACCCTACTGATTCAGTAAGTTTTTGTGGGGTATTTATAGTATTTTCACTATATCCAGCTTCACGCATTGCATTAGCAACAGTTCCACCATTTCCCACCAGGTTCATTACGGCGCGTTTTTGTAGTTCTGTTGCCATTGCACTAATTATTTCTTATCCCGCAAGTCGAGGAGGACTTCGAGGATTGCTTGGAGGAGTTCTGAGTCTCTTGCTCCGCCGTTTTCGTGTTTGAAGTATGATTCGCGCGGTTTCATGTTTAATAGTCCTTCCAAGGGTTAAAGGTTGCGTAATGGGGTATGTCCCCGCGCTTCCACTGTTTCTTGAAGTTCCTATAGCGTGCTGGAACCTTTTGAAGGAAAGATTGAGTGCTTTTTGCTATTGCTCCTGGGATTGGTCCTGGCATGGTTTGAGGCTTTTTCTAGTAATTCCGCTCCGGTCATGTAGCGGTGGTTTTTCCTTTGCGGGAATTTCACATCTACAGTATGGGGTTATTCCCCTCCTTGTCCATTGTTTATAAAGGCGTTGTATCTCTGTTTCTTGGTAACGATAACGCCTTCTGCTGTTGCGAAGACGGCGGCCACGGAGCACGCTTTCTCCAGAGAAACGCGCACTACTTTCACAGGGTCTTTTACCCATTCCGGTACCTCGAACTTCCCTGCATTGGTCTGAATCTGGTTGTATACCGCAGGAAGTGCTTGTTTGAGGATTGCATCATCGTCCATCTTGTCCGCGATGTCCTTGAGAGCCTGGCCTGCGCCTGGGACAATTCCTTCCTTGAGGGCGTGGCGGACTGCGTTTACCGCGTCATCGGCCTTGTCTTTCTTGTATCGTCGGTCGGTTTCTGAGATACCGCCCACCTTGAGGATAGAGATGCCTTTGCGGAGCTGGGAGATACGCCTGCCGATGTCGCGTCGTTCGAAGTCTGATAGTTCGCTTTCAAGCTTCTTTTCAAGGACTTGTGCGCGAGCCTCTCGTTCCTCTTCGCGGTTGTTTGCCCCTACAAAGGTTGATGAGAAGCGGTCGCAGAGCACTTTTGAGGCATGGCCTACATCGCTCATGTTTATTGAGCCGAGAGGGCGTTCCTCGTTGTTGATGAACTTACCCCCAAGCGCAGCTTCCATGTCATACATCACCTGTACCTGGTCAGTGAAAGGAGCGTTGATGGGGAACATCTTAAACCCGTTAGGGGTGTTGCTGTTCTTCATACAGGTGGCTACCGCCTCTTCTGTGAAGCCACGCGCTACGATGATTGCACGAGTGTAGCCAGCCTGTACCAGCTGGTTGAGTACCCCTTCAAGGGTGCTCATGGTTTGTACCGTGTGGTTCGTAAGGATTACCGGTGTATCAGTAAGCTCAAGGATGCCCTTTTCAGGGTTATTCACGAGAAGGGATGAGGCATAGCCATTGTCGATGCGAATACCAGGGGTGTGCTCCAGGACGGTGTGGTCTTTCGTCCACTCCTCCACCATGATGTGTCCGTCTGGGCCAAGTTCCCATTGAGCCTTGCCGATAAGCTGAGCAAGCTCTTCGTTCTCTACAGAGACCTTAGCCACCTCAATCATCTGCTCTTCGCTTTCAATCGGGGTTGCCATGCCGTTGAGGAGTGCAACCGCCTCGTTAAGCTCGTCCGTAAGCTGTTCCACGAGCTTCATTGGTGGTGTACCGCCTGCAATAGCACCTTCTTGGCGAAGCTTAGGGAGAGATGCTTTGAGGATTGCCTGTGCAAGGGTAGCGCCTGAGGTAGTACCATCTCCAACCTCATCGTTGATTTTAGCGGTGATTTCTTTGACTTTCTGTGCACCAAGGTTCTCTACCTCATCGTCGAGGAATATTTCCTGAGCAATAGATACACCGTCGTTTGTCACACGGTTCTTCTTTTCAAGGAAGATATTGCGTCCTCCAGGGCCCAAGGTGCTCTTTACGATGTCTACCGAGTAATCAAGTCCCTTTACAAGACTGTCGCGTGCTTTAATTCCGTCCTTTCCGCCCAAAACAATTCGTTCAATCATAGTGTGTTACCTCTGTAGGGCACCCCGCCAGATAAGGGAGATGCCCGACACAAGTTATCTGGCTGTTAATACTGTAAGAGTAAATCTTCTTCTTTGTTTGACCAGTGTTGATAACGCTGGTGGTGTTTTGTGCATAGCCACTGATGTCCTCCTACCCATGCGGTATCCTCAAATTGACCCCCCAACTGTCTTCTACATTTCGCACACTCAATAACATATTCTTTCTTGTTAAGAGTTATGACCATGATTGAAGGTAGATGCGTCGTGACCTCTTACAAAGACATCGGTTTACATACCAACCGTCGTCATAACATTCACCAAGCCGGTCTGGGTGGATTTCAT